AATAGACTTGATAAACAATGACCCAGAACCATAATGGGCGCGCTCTTCATCACGTCTAACCTCTTCTATTCCACGGCTAAATTTCTGATCATATTGTGCGGCTCTTTGCTCATCGAGCAAATACGCATAGCCTTCTGCCAATGCGCCGTACAAATAAAGATCAGGCGATCTCAGAAATAGCGTTGGTGTGTTGCTATCGCTGATTGCCGTTAACGACCCAATATACACGATTTCTGCCGTATATGCACTGTCTGGGATCGGACGCAGTTTCATCTCTCGCCCAATGATGCTGAAGCCCAGAGGCTTGCCAGTGGAAGAATCAGGGTAACTCGTGTCCAGAGACACTGGGCTGTGATAGCTGAGTACGGTAATCGGTGTGGTGTTTAACTTAACCTCACGCACCTCACGCATATCTGTCGGCAGGGCAATATACTCATCGCCAGCCGTTAGTGTAGCCGTTGACCGCTTATCCTGTTCTCGCGTCTCTAACTCGCGTGACATCCGGCCTTCTGCAAGCTGGATAAAGTTAGGTATCTGCGCGGTCAGGTCATCCCTTGCCAGAAAGTTGGCAATAGCTGTCTTGAGTTCTGAATAAGTGCCAATGCTCATACGTTGCCGCCACCAGTTCTAAAAGCGCGGTTCTCACCATCGTTGAGCCACTGCTTCCATGCCTTTGGGTTTTCGCTAGGCTTGCCCAGCGTCTTCAAGAGGTGATGATACAATACATTGGGTATTTCGGCAATGTGCGCCATGTGCTTCTGCGTTCCGCGCATCTGACCATATTGCCAGTCATCGCTCATCTGTTTGTTGATCTTTAGCAGGGTGTCAAACTTCTGCTCAGTAACAATGTGATCACCCTCAGTATCGCTCTGAAGGTACACGGTCTTCCCTGTTGTGGGGTCAGTAATCAGGGGGCGTTTCATAAATCACCTGTGTTAATGATAATGATAATTATTCTCATTCGCAAAAGAAAGGGGCGGCGAACCGCCCCTCTCAGGATTAGTTAGGCGGCAGTACCGTCTAAGTCAAGCACAGCGGCGTGAGCCTTTGGTGCTAGTGGCTTGAGTGTCCATTCGCAGATGATCTGGAACTTCTCAGCGTCACCAGTAGCCGCAATGCTGTTCTCAGCAAAGTTACGGCCATTCAAGGTGGCGATTTCAACAAAGTCTGGATCAATCAAGAACAACTTGTCGTTGCTCATGAAGCGTGATGGGCTAACCTCAATCGTACCAAAGTCAGTCAGATAGACAGAGGTTGAGCCAACATAGGTGACTTCCTTTGCCTTCGTCATGTTCACTTGGTTAGAAACCAAGTTGCTGGATGCACTGAGGTCAGAGAACACAGCGCGGTTGGCGGCAGATGTCACCATCATCTTTGGTGAACCACCGTCTGTCCAAGCGTCCTGCATACCGTCATCAATGAGTGCCAGTGACAGACCACGAGAAGCGGCTGTACCAACAGTCACTGTGTCAGTGCCAAGACCAGCAGAGAAGGTTGAACCAGAGCCAACAGAACCGTTGGTGATCCAAGTCATCAGCGATGCTGATTTACGAGGGTCAGAACCAGAACGTGCTACGTTGGTGTCGCCGATAGCCTTCTCGATATCGCGGCGTAGCTCAAGTGATTTTAACACTCGCTGGTACTGACTTTCTCGTTCACGGCCTGCTTTGTCAACCTGTTCCAGAGTGTTGGAAACAGCATAAGCCTTCTGTGAGATTTGCATATAGTTACCAGCGCGAACAGTTGGTGTTGCGGCGGCGATTGACGCATCAGCACCTTCAGTTGCAAAGTTGGTAGCACTTGCGGCGGCTAGTTCCTGAATCTGCCACTCAAGGAAGATTCCGTTGCCAGTTGATTTTTTAACCGCAGAGAAGATTGGTGTCTCATCTGGGTCAATACGATAAATGACATCAGCAAGCTGTTCGCGCTCACCAATGGCATCTGATGTGGTAAAAGTGGTCATAATAAGCTCCTGTTAACGACCTGACATTAAAAATTCCACCGCCGCATCAATAGACTTAGTTTTCGTAAGTTTATTCATAGCGTCACGGCGTTGACGAGTTTGAACTTGAGCTTTTGTCTTGGGCTGACCGCCCTTTGCAACCTTTGGTGCGCTTTGGACTTTCTTCTTGACAGCAGGTGCATCCTTCTGGAGCTTGTCGTACTGCCATGCCTTATACAGCATCTCAATCGCTCTTGCGTCAGACGCATTTGCAATCTCTTGTTCGCTGAAGCCGATAACATCCTGTGCATATTTAATGACATCAAGACGTTCTTTGTTTCTGCGACCCTCATCACGCCATGCCGGAATACGCTCCAGCATTTCTGTTTTTTGTGCCGCCAGATGCTGTTGCATCTGATGTTGCGCTTCAACGCTTTGCTGTTGAGCGATGCGCTCTCGCTCTTGTTCGACTCGCGCAATTTCTTCCTTGCGTCTGTCGTATTCGGCCTTCATCTGAAAAAGCTCTTTAGCTTCATACTGTTGACTTAGTGCCGACCAGTCAGGCTCACTAGGAGTTGTCTGCTGGAGTTGGTTGCTTAATTGCTCAAGCTGTTGAGCGTAAGCGTCACGATATTGCCTTGTTTCCAAAACCTCTTGTTCAAAGGCTTTGCGTTGCTCGGCAAGTTCCTGACTACGCTTTGTAAAATGCTGTTGACGGCTGTATCCTGATCTGAGTTCATCAAGCGTCACCTCGTATTCCTGACCATCGACTTTGACGGTATAGACTTCGGGTTGCTCTGGCTCGTCACTTTCTTCAGTGTCGTCCTCAACATCTTCACCGTCATATTCTTCAGCTTCAGCATCGGCTTCGGCTTCGTCATACTCAGGCTCTGAGACTTCTGGCTGTTCTTCAACTGCCGCCGCCTCTACGCTCTGTTCATCGTCAACCTTGTCCGGTTCTGGGGGTTGCATTAACAGGCTTACTGCATCTTGTGCTGATATTGCGCCGTTCTCATTAGAGTTATCGGTACTCATCACTTTATCCTTTATAAACTAAATTGAGGTTTCATTTCAAGCCACCTAGACTTGTCTTCGCAATCTTACCATCCATGACCACACTTTCGATGTGTCCACGCAATGCTGTAAGGGCTTGCAGAAGCTGGTAAATGCGTTCACGGTTCTCAATGTCGGAGACACCAGATTCCTTCCACGCAGTAATAAATTGATCTTCCAGATACGAAAACGACTCTTGTAGGATTTCGTTTCGTAGGAGTGCCGCCGCTTTCTCGCCGCGATCCATACGCTCACGCAGTTTTCCTTCATTCATGATAAGAGTGTATATCCTTGTAAGTTGTAGGGGTCAGTGTAAATGTCTGGGCGTGTAGCCGCGCCTCTGCGGAAAGCTGTATTTGCCGCCGCAAAATCCTGTGGTGAGCCAAAGACAGCCTCTAGCAGTCCTGATGGTGGCTGGTCAAGTAATCCCATACGAGCATAGTAGCCTGTGGGTGGGGACATTTCAGCAACGCCCATCGAGCCTGATGGCTGGAATGGGCTAGTTGAGCGTGTATCCATGATACAGGCTTGCAGTGTTTCGTTAAAATAGTAACCTGTCGGGCATCTGGCGCGGCCTTCTTCATCGACAATAGGTGCGACTTGCACAGGTGGCTCTCTGCCTTCTGGCGCGGATGGTGGATTAACCAAGTTAGAAAATGCCCCAGTGTAACCAGCTTGAGGCATACCAGAATAAGTTACGCCAAATTTTCCTTGATTAATACTGCCAGCAGTTCCAATAGGTGCTGTCACCCTTCCTGTTGGGCTAAGACCGACATTCGGCATACTCATCAAACTTACCGCTTGCGCCAGTGCCGCTTGCTCTGGTGTCTGCCCAGATAATTTACCCATTATAAAGCCAATAGGAGTAGACTGCACCATTTGTGCTTGTTGCAGTGCGTTATTAAAAGCTATATTTGCTAATTGCTGTGATGCGGCCTTGCCAATGTATCCCTCAACTGCCGCTTGTTGCGCGGCTTGGGCTTCTGCTTGTGCAATAGCTTGCTGGGCTTGAGCTACCGCTTGAGCCGCCGCGACATCAGCCGCTAACCCTCTGCCATCACCGCCAGTGCCAGTAGCACCGCCATCACCTGCACCAGTAGCAGAACCACCCATAGCACTTACCATGCCCTGTGGTGGATAGGCTGGCACACCTCTGTGCATCTGACCAGTACCACCTAACCGCTTTAAGAGATTTGCTTCTTGCGGTGTGATGTAAGCCAACTTATGCGGCATACCTGCAACGGTAGTTCTTTTCGGGACAGTTACATTGTTAGCCATATCTACCTCGGTAAGTTGGTGCTAATCTCAGCGTCAGTCTGCGCCTTGATTGCTCTGAGTTGTGCCTCTGCCGCGAGTTCCTGCCGCCGTAACTCTAGCTCGGCTTGCATCTTCTCACGCTCTAACTGAATCTCCATCTGCATACGCTCACGCTTCAGTGCCATCTCTTGCTGAAGTTTAGCCATGTCCATCTGCGTCTGTGCCGCATTAGGGTCTTGCTGTGGCTGTTGTTGCATCGCTTGCATCTGCATGGCGATCTGTTGTGGATTGTTAAAGAACTGGTCAGCGTCCTTGAAGCCGCCAATCTCTGCAATGCTTCTGAGAGTTGACACATACTGCGGTAGGCTTACAACAGGATTGTTTGCGCCCAGCGTTTGCAGTATCTGTTCCTGCTTTGCCGCAATCGCTTGCAAGAACGCAATCTTCTGCTCATCGTCAGCCGTGCCTAAG